TAAAGTAATATTTACCACACCACCAAAAACTTAAATAAAATTAACTTCGGGAAAATTTTTATATGGAGGAGAAAACTTTACATTACGAGGAAGCATTCTAAACCATATATTAATAGCCCACTTTTCACCTTCTTCTACAGGAAGTGCGGTGTGTAAACTGTTATGAATTGGGCGACGGACATCAGTATCGGTATTATTAAATACTACCATTCGCCCACGTTGTGTGTGTACGGTGATACCTAAATTTGGGAATTTTGTATTACCACCTTTAGGTACTTTATTCAGATAAACTAGAGCAGTTACCAGTCTCTGACCACCATACATACACGCCTTCTGGCCGCTAGTAGTTGACATTTCAAATGCGTCATGATGGGGGTTATACTTTCCACCCACATTATAATGTATTACTTGCATTTGTTCAGCGTTATTAAGAGGTATTCCAACATATCGAGAAATCCTTTCTCCAATTTCCTTAATAACATCATCATCATACTCTAACCAACTATGAGACGCGGAACGAATATCAGTATCAAGTCTAGATTTACCACCATCACCCAATACTGTAGCATCTATCATATTAGACTTCGCAAGATTTATAATATAATCTGCCTCATCTTGACTAATGATATCGTCTTTAACATGTATTAAAGGGTCAGACCACATAGTGATACCATCATCGTAAGACCCTTTAACATCTGTTATCTTCATTATTACTTCTTAGTACTCTTAGTGTCTTTCGCTGCCTCAGCGGCAGTAGCAACTTGTTGTGCGATACGTTCATACAACGCGACTACTTGAACACCTTGGTCACGTAGTTGACCAATAGTTGTTAGTTCTTCACCTTTAAACGCACCTCGTGATACGATAGTATCGATAACTGCGATAGATGAGCGTGCTACTCGGTTTGCTAAATCATTTAATTGTGCTTGTTCTGGGGACATCTTAGGCTCCTGTTGATGTTTTTTCTAGTGCGATAAAGTATTCTGTTTCCGATTGGATAGATTTTAAATTAGAGATAAGTTTATTACTTACCGAAACTTCATAATCCTCACCAATCAATTTTAAGTTGTTGACACCCAACACGTAGTTGAAGTCAGCACCTTCGGGGTACGTACCATCCACAGTGATTGAGAATGAGTTAGAAGTAGCATTGGTACTATCTGCTACAGCAATCTCAATCGCACCACCTGAAGGACGAATGTTAATTTCGTCGTGTCCAAGTGCGGATGCGGCACGTTTAATCTTACCTAACGTTTCATTAGTAAGTAAGAACTGAACATCAGTCGAAGGCATTACAATATCCTTCTTAGGTGATGTCAGCATTTCAGGGTCAGAATAAAAGTATCGTACGGATGATAGACCACTACCGTCACGCACAGATACGTTATTCACACCAAAATCAATCGTAGGATTNTCCACGAGACCAATTACCGACAAAAACTCTGATAAGTCATAGATACCAAAGGTCGTAGGGAACGACTCNTCAATAACTGCCTTAGCNACTAGATTCTTCGCGATTGACATAGTCTTCAGGGTATTGCCTTGAGATACTACAATGTTTGGATTAATACTTGCGAAGTTACGCAAGATGTCGATTGTTCTACTAGATAATTCCATATTTATTTCCTCGTTCAAGATGTAGCCATTATATAATAAATGGGCGTTAGTGTCAAGTAATTTCTTTCATTTTGCTGAAGTTTTTATCTTTATAGAATGTTAACTTTCTCTCAAAGTGAGCATCCTCAAGTTCAGCCTTGTGCGATATAACAAACACGTTAGTGTCTTCCTTTAGAGTTTCGATAATCTTCATCAGGTTATCCACACCCTCACCGTCAAGTGACGAGTCAAACGTCTCATCTAATATCAACAGATTAGTCGATACCGAGTTCTTCATCTTCGCAATTTGACGCCAAGTGAATAACAGTGACAAGTCAATACGTTGTTTCTCACCCTCAGAGAATGAATCGTAAGAAAATGCGTCACGGTACCGCGAGCGTATAGTCTCATTGAAACTTTCATCCAACTCAAAGTGAACAAAGAAGTCAAGAATTTGTAAATACTTATTAGTAAGTTCGTTAATGACCGGAACATACTGTTTAATAATTTTAGTCTTAATACCACTATCACGTAATAATTCGCCTGCTATACGGTTATACGCGGACTTCTCATTGAGTTTAAACTTACTGGTAGTTAAGTCATAACTCTCTAAGTCGAGTTTCTCTAAGTCTCTATTAGCCTGTCCCATATCACCATCACTATCCGCCATATCAATCATATCATCACGAAGACGGTCAATATTACGATTGAGTCTTTCAATTGTCTGTTGATTGTTATGTAACGTATTCTGGTCGTCAAGGCACGACTTCATTTGAGCTTCTAACTCGTTGATTTCTGTTTGATATTCAGAAAGTTTCTCTTGTGCCTTGTCCATAGCATGTTTCAATTCTTTTGCTTTTGTGGTCGCAGCATCCTTTTTAGTAACGCGTAAATCTTCGGCAATATCTTGGTCACATGTGGGACAGTGTTCATTCTCATCAAAGAATTTGGCATCCCTAACAACTGATTTTACTTGAGCGTTAAACTGCGCGTAATACTTATCCAACTGTTCCTTATTACCACGCACAGAGGATAACTTAACGTTAACACTCGGTAACAACTCATTTACCGTTGCGGATAAGGTAGAATTATTAGTATTAATACCCCTGATTTCTTCTTGTAACTCAGCGATATGACTTTCTTTCTCTTTACGATGCGCAGTATTGATAGCAGTCAAGTCACGGATATACTTTTTCTGAGAGGCAATCTTAGATTTAACCATGTCTATCTGGTGGTTATTAGTTTCAATCTCAGCCTTCAGGTGTGATGTTTTCTCCTTCAATATACTATTCATTTTAGAGAATATATTAATATCCAAAAGGTCTTCAATAACATCGCGTCGTGAGGTTGAGTTTAACTGCATAAATGGAATAAACGAAGACGACCCTAGTACCACAATCTGGTGGAAACTTTTATGAGACATCTGTAAAACATTCTTCTCAAGAATTTCTTGATATTCTTTAGCATGAGAACTTTGGTTTATCATAGTACCATCTTTCCAGATTTCAAACCTAGTAGGTTTAATACCACGGACAATACGATAGTTTATACCATTTACAGTAAAGTTTACTTCAGTAACACAATCTTTATTGTTAATAGTGTTTATTAACTGTTTCTTAGTAATCTTTCGATGCGGTTTACCAAACAATGCGAATGACAACGCATCAAGCATTGTCGACTTACCCGCACCATTCTGACCAACAATAAGGTTGGTCGGAGCCTCTAAGAAATCAATCTCATTGAAATAGTTACCTGTAGAAAGAAAATTCTTCCATTTTAAGGTCTGAAATTTAATCATGCTATTTCTACCGATTGCGCTTCAATCATTAAATCTGATACTAGATGTTTTATACGGTCTTTGTCCAAATCAGTGTCCACTTCTTGAATATAATTGTATATTAAAGTTTCCGTGTCGTCAACCTGTAAATCGGCATCACTGACATTTTCACCACGGAACTCACGAAAATCCTCCGCTATCTTCAACTCATATATTTTCTGGTTGTTGATGCGTTCAATATATCTTTCGAATTTCATCATATCTGAACGGTTAGTTACGACTACTTTGACAAACTTATTGTCAAGGTAAGATAAATCTTCGAAGTGACTTATTGTGTCCTCATTATAATGTATTTTATGGTATATTGTCAAGGGGTTTTGTACAGGAGTTAATTCCCCTGTTTCAGTATCAAGTATATGGAAGTACTTCGGGTCATGAGCATCATTCCAGAAGAACTCCATCTGCGCACCCAAGTAATGGATATGGCCATTGTTAGACTTGGTGTGGAAGTGACCAGATAATACTAAATCAAACCTTTCTAGTGGAGCAGGGTTCATACCCTCTTTACACATAAGACCCTTATCCATCTCAAATCCCGCCAACTCAAAATGACCACCACAAATCTTAGACTTAGTGTTTGCGAGAAACTTCAGTATGTCTTTTTCGTTTTCAGGATTAATCCAAGGAACTAGAGCAATAGTATTATCACCATACTTCATATCAGTAGGTTCTTCTACTATATTGACCTCATTCATATAATGACCCATCAACTCTTTTAATGAATTAAGTCGATTGGTGTTTTTGAAATAAGTATCATGATTGCCCGGAATAATATCCATAGTGATACCAAGTTCGCGCAATCTATCGAGGAATACTCGACGGTTGTGGTTTAATGCCTTGAGGTTGATGGTCTTACGGTTGTCATAATAATCTCCTAGATGTAAAATCTGAGAGATGCCATGTTCTTGTAAGTATGGGAAAAATACATCGGTGTAGAATCTTTCTTGATATTCAATAAAAATATCAGAAGAATTACGTACACCGCAATGTGTATCATTTAAGATGGCTATCAGCATAATATAATACTCGAGTTAATTATTCAGTGTGGGTATTATACTATACTATGAGTGTTATGTCAAGTATTATTCTATATAATCGGACAAATCTGAATCAACGTTTACCGCACGGCGTTTGCGCATTTTCTTTTCTTCCTGTACATATACTTTGAATTCATTATCTGCGGCTTTCACTGTGTCAATACGTAGACGTAGAGTATCAACTACACTATTAACATCACCTGAATTAGCACCTCCATTTTCTTCCTCAAAGAATTGAGAAATATCTGCCTCAGAGATGAATTTCATTTTGATGTCTTGTTGCTTTTTCTCTTTCTGAATACGTCGTAAGAAGGCATACCATGATATCTGTGTGAAGTACGCAAATGCGTTGGGATTACCTGAACGAGTCGCGGCGTCAATATCATAATTCTCAATTGCTTTAAGACAATTCTCGACCGCGTCCATCACCATCTCTTCACGATAGGTATAACGAACAAAATTTGCCTTATGCGATAGACCTTCTGATATGCGCAAGAAACATTCTGCAATATAATTGGTAACTATAGGGAGAGGGTCACCATCTTTTTTCGCCTGCTGTAAGTCTGAACAGTAGTCTACGACTGATTGCGAAAATTCTCTGTTGTTAACGTAATGTGGTTTATCTTTTGGTTTCATTATGTAAGCCTTTTTGATTAGTAGCCATTATATAACAATATAGGTGCTGAGTCAAGTAATAGTTTGGTCTTTTAGTGAGACAAGGGGGTCTTTCATGGCCACTCGTTTGCGGAGGTCACTGGTTGAAAATCTATGGTCTCTTTTATTAAAATATATCTCAATACCACGGGCAGCACAAGTAGCACGACCTGTAAAAGTTTTGTCTTGGTATTCTTTTCCGATGATTCTAACATCGATATCAACCATCTTTAGAATGTCTTCCAAGTCCTTTTCGGTCTGGTACGGGATTATCTCATCCACATACTTAAC